TATTATTAATATTTATATTTATATTATTATTAGGAGCAGAAGTCTTTACTCCTTTACCAGACGATGGTAAAGTCTTTTTCTCTGTACTTGATAAAGTACAGTCTTTATCACAGTAATCATTGTTAAAAGTGTAGGTAGTGTTAGTAGGTAGTGTTAAAGGAATGCCTTCTTCCGTATTTCCCGAATTACATTTTATGTAATTCCCCTGGGAATTACACTTTATGTTATTCCCGTATTCTTTCTCATATTCCGAAATAATTTGATTTTCAAGTTCTTTTTCCCATGTTTCGACAGATTTATTAATATTTTCCCAGATAGGTCTGATGTGAACAGTTGGCATAGCATTGAATTTATATTTTGCCAATTCTACAAATCCTCTGTTTTTAAGCTCTTTAATTGCCTTATCATACTGTCTCTCTGTTATTCGAATTTCATCTTTCCAATCTTTTCTCTGCTTGGCAATCCAATAATGTCCGTCTTTGAAAATGCGAACTTTTTTCTTGCCGTTCTTATCTTCTGAAAACCAATATAATATTCTTGATAAAAGCGTTCCTTCAATCAAACCGCCTGAAATATCAATATATTTATGTGGAGTATGATTGCATTTTGCGGATGATAGAAAATCCACTCTTGCTTTTAATTCTTCTGGGGATAATTCTTTGATTTGTTCGTTCATAATAGATAACCTCCTTGTTGGTCATTGGCATCTCCGTAATATGCCAGAATCCTTGACTTATAAAAAACAGTAGGCAGGTGCATCAAGGTTTACACTTTTCGGGAGCTACCCTAGCCTACTGGTTTTACCAAAATTATTTTTCTACAATAAAGGCATAGCCGTGTGATTGCAATTCATCTATGGCTCTGTCAACAACCCCTTTATCTTCTAATGATAATTTATAAAGTTCTTCTACATTAACCCTTTCACTATCAAAGCTCATTATAAGTCCATAAATTCCCTTGGCTTCAAGAGATAAATTGTTGTTAAATAAAATTTTCTTATCAACTAATCCATACGGCTTCATAAATACCTTTCTCCTTGCTTTACCGAACAAAAAAGAGCACACAAAAGAATCGTGAGGTTTTTCCCTCGTTTCATCTTTAGTGTGCTCTCTTCAACAAATGTAATAACTATTTCTCGTTTAGTATATCAAATTCTACCGCAAAAATCAATATGCCGGGGACGGATTCATACGGTAATCTGTATTATTTTGAGCCTTTGTGACGATTCGTGCCAGTTCACGCTCGTTCACTTTGATGCTGTTCATAATGTATTCTGGTGAAGAACCACCAAAGCCACCATTGTTCATCAAAGCAGTAACTACGCCACGCTCAACAGCTTCCATAATCTCATCTTTCGTAAGTCCCATGTTGCCGTCATAGCCGGACATGATGCTGTCGGCAATGGATTTCATGGCTTTCTGGTTTTCAAGTGGAAGAACGGCTTCCTGTCCTGCTTCGCCAACACCAATGACAGATGCATTTTTGAACAAACCACCTTTTGCATACCAATTTACACCAGAATCCCATCTGTAGGACATACTATTGCCACTTGCAGATGCACTAGAATTCATGTAGATATGTGGTGTCGAAATATGAACGGATCTCATTCCGTCAGTTAAACTCTGCATCGCGTTCTGACCAATGCTGTACATATTACTAAATGCACTACGAATAGTTCTCATGAAGCTATTTAAAGAGCTTTCCATACTCTTTGACATACTTCCAGAAATATAAGAAGAAATATCTCTTCCGATATTCTCCCATTTCTTATAAGCAATGTTGTACTGACTTTGGAAATGGCTTGTTACAGATTTGTCCATATTTCCAAGCTCTGTACTTACGGCATTCTTCATTTCCCTGGCTTTCAATGTAGCTTCTCTAGAAGAATTGCCCCATGAGCTAGTAGTTGTGCTTTCCATGCCTTTCATGTAAGTATCGGCTTGCTTCTGAATTTCCGAGAAATCATCTGTGGCATTTTTTGCCATTTCATTTGTGGCTGTTTTAGTGTCTTTCGAAGCCTGTCCAACAGATGCAGAAATGGTCTTTTGCGCTCCTACAATATTTTGTTCAACCGCTGTTTTGGTAGCTACAGTTGCTTCTGGAAAATCTTCTCTTAACTTCTTATCAAGTTCGTCAAGTGGAACACCTGCGTTTTTGAGAGAAGTGTAGACCGCGTCTAATGCATCTTTTGTGTTGCTATAAGGTACTTCGCTTATTGCATTCCATGCCGTCGTATAATTACTTCCGAATTCTGTAGAAGAAAGACTCAATGCGTACAGAGTAGCCTTCAAATTATCGACACTTATTTTTGATGTATCAAATTTACTTGCAGCTTCAGATACACCTTCTCCAAGAGCAGAAATTTGATCGGTCATGCCTTCAACAAATTCAGCCGATACACCTGCTTGCGCTCCGTATTGCTCAAGAGCTGTTCTAGCTTGCTCTGCTGAAACACCATACTCAGAAAGTTTGCTAACCATATCAGAGTACATTTCATCGTGAGTTTTTCCAAGCTCTTCGTCCTTTTCAATCAACTGCCACAACGCTTCCGATTGATCGTTTGTAAGATTTGCTACATTGGTAAGCTGCGTTGCGTAATCATGGAGATAACCACCATACTGTGTAGTCATTCCATTACCACCCTGCATGGTCTCAAAAAGTCCTGCTAATTTCTTGGTAAGTAATACTGCACCACCTACTGCAAGAGCAATTCCACCACCGGTTGCAACAAGTGAACCTAACGATGTCCCAAGAGCCGGAATAGTTGTCGCTACAGCTTCTGTGATTGCGGGACTCAGCATACCTCGTACAGCTTTAGAAAGATTTCCAAAAACAGTATCGCCTGTAAAGAATTTGGTAATGGTGTCAACGAGTGGCATTAATTTGTCACCAATAGCAAAAACAGCCATTGCCTGAACAAATGTGCCAGCAGATGTTGTTCCAAGTCCTTCCCAGATTCCACCAAGAACGTCTCCGATAACCGTAAGTAACTGTGCGAGATGTTTTCCCCAGTCAATTTCACTGAGGAATACGCCTACATTGTGGCCAAACGCTTCCCAATCGACACCTTCTGCGATGTCAATTAATGATGTCAAGAGATGATTGATAAAATTTTCAAGTTTCTGTCCATTCTCTTTCCAGTCAAATTCTTGCATGAAAGTCACAATACCACCTGTGATATTATCAACCATTTCATCCCAATCAAAGGTCGCAGTGAAAGAAGCAAGCGTATCAAAAGCACCATTCAAGCCAGTTGCGAGTGTATGAGCGATTTCACTAAAACTAATCTTTTCGAAGATTCCATTCAAGCCTTCTGCAACAGCTGTTCCAATTTCTCCATATTGAAGATTTTTCACGAATCCAGAGAAAATATCCCAACCACGCATAAAGGAATTTCCAAGTAAATTACCAAAATTGCCCCAGTCAACTTCACGAACAAGCCCCATAATACCATTTGCAAATTTAGCACCAAGGTTCTTCCAGTCGATTCCTTCCAGAAGTTGGTTTGCAGTATTTACAATAGTATTCATACCGGCACCAACAGTACGTCCCATCAAATCCCAGTTGATGTTATCAACCATACTGTTAAATGTTTGGGTGAATGCGCTGGTGAATTTAGTGATGTAAGGGCCTACGTTATTCCAGTTAATGAAATCATAAAGCTTTTGCATTCCCCAGTTAATGCCATCAGCCATGATTTTTCCAAGATCTTTCCAGTCTTTTCTCTTAAAGGCATTTACAATGGCATCTGCCATTTCATTTGCCCTGTTGGACATTTTCTTGAATGCTTCGTCCCATGCTTTTTGATATGCAGACAAAGCATCATCTAATGCAGCATCAAGCGCTGGAAGATGTGATGCGCCACCGCCAGAGCCAGAAGATGGATTACTTGTACTAGCAGAATCAGAATTGTCATTAAGCTGATTCAGTTCATCAAATGAAAGAACCGACAATGTTTTTTCGAGTTTTTTGGCATTCTTATTTGCAGTATCAATAGAATCACTGGCATTATCCATATCATCCGCAATGTTGCTAGTATCTACAGAAATACCGCCAGTAGATGATACAAAGTTAGACAGTTTGATTCCAAGCAATTTTGCAATATAAGCAAACATTCTTTGTAATGCGATTACGATTGCATTGATATACGGAAGAACTGTTTGCAGTATAGGAATGAATAAGGAACCTATTGTTCTACCAAGGGATGCAAAGTTAGCTTGCAACATACGAATTTGATTTGCCGGTTGATTGATCGTGTTTGATAAATCAGCCCACGCATACTTAGAGTTGTTCAGCAAGATAATCGTTCTCAGAATCGTTTTATCTGCCTGAGACAAATTCGATATGCTGGTATTAATTCCAAGATTATACAGTTCCTGCTGCATGTTGGCATTACGGATATTAATGCCGTACTTATCCATAGCGCGGCTCATGCCAGTCAAGCCAGATGCCATGTCCTGCCATACATCTTCAAAGTCCATATTTCTTACGGATGCAAGGTCTGCGCCGATCATTGTAAGCGCATTTGATAACTTCAATGCTGTTTCAGATGTATCGCCCATAGAAGATGCCATCTGTGCAAACGTTGCCTGATACTGCATAGTCTTTTCCGGGTCAAGTCCAAGACTGGCGGTATTGGTTCTAGTCAGTTCACCAGTATCTGAAACTTCGAATCCTGTCAGTTTCTGTGAAAGCTGTTTTGCTCTTTCCTGAAATGAATTTGCATATGCTTCAGCAGATTTTATACCACTTTTTTTCCATTCGTCAGTGTCGATTCCTTCTGCCACCTGATTGAATGCAGAGTTGAAGTAGTTCAGGGTCTCTACATAGTTCATTGCGGATTCTACTGGCGATGTCAGAACATCTAATGCTCTTTTTGCGAGGAAACCTTTGGCGTAAAGAGCACCCAGCTTATTCGTTACCGAACTCAGAGGATTTGACAATCTTCTTATTTTTTCGCCGGCTTCAGAAGATGCATTTCCAATACCTGCGATTGCAGATATAGCTTTTCCACCTAAAGAAATAGCTTTTGAAGCAAATTTTTGAAAAGCATTTGTCAGCCCATGGATTACAGTACTTGCTTTTGAACCTAACGAAGAAAGCGTGTTGAATGAATTCGAAACGCTATTTGTGGCACGCCCTACTTTGCTTCCAGACGATGCTAATACTGCAAGAGCTTCTGTCATTCTTATTGTGCTTGAACTGATATTTGGTGCGCTTTTCATTGCGTCAAAAAACTTCAAAACCTCTTGCGCGAGAGTTGATAATTGACTTGCAGTCTTTCCAGTTTTATCTCCTGCGCTAGCTAATTTTCCAAGAGAAGTAATAAAAGCATTGGCGGATGCTGATACTTCGCTCATGGAGCCTAATTTAGCAGCCGTATTATTTAAACCTGTCGCAAGATTCGGAAGTTCCTTTGATACATTGCCGATATACTGTCCTGTGTTGGCAAGTTTAGCTATAGCGGTTGTGAACCGGCTAACGCTCGGAGAAACGTCTGGAATAGCATCAAGTTTCTGCATCTCGGTAAGAAGTTCACCTAATTTTCCTGTATCAAACTGACTGAAATCGGATTTTCCAAGACGATTGATAGCGTTTATAGCCGCATTCAATCCATTTGCTTTAAAATTCACGCTACCTAAACTTTTTAAAGAATTGGAAAAATTATTTAACCGGCTTATGTCAAGATTTCCAAGGGCAGTGTTTAATGTATCTAATTTTTTTACAAGGTTATTAATAGACCGTACCGCCTGAGTTGTGCTACTGCCTATTTGTATATTGAGGGTATCTATGGTATTATCGGCCATTAAAGCACCTCCTTTTAATCAAAAAAATAAAGGGCAGACAAGACTTTTAATCCTGCCTGCCCTTGTCATTATTACCATGATTCAGCTCAAAATTTGCTTGCATGAGTTGCAATGTCATGAGCAACCTGTCACGTTGCCGTTTCTTTTCTGCTTCAGAAAGATTCTCTTCATCCTCTTGCTTTTGCTTTTCAGCTGTTTGTGAAAATGGCTCTTTAAGGTATTCAGCCTTTGACTTTTTACCAATAAGCACATTTGCAACCGCAGTCTGCACAGCACACATCGTGTACATGTTGAACTGCCATGCTTGCGAATCAGCCATTTTTTGTTTTAATTTGTAGGCTTCCATGTATGGCTCTAAATCATGTGGTGTGGAATCCCAAAACTTTTCCTCAGAAACGCCAATAGACAAATAAAGTGGAAGTAGCTTTTTATGGACTACTTCAGAAAAAGTCAACTCTTCTTCTTGTGATCCTGTGGAATTTTCGGAAGTTTCTTTTCTTCCTCCGATTTCTCCTCCATTGCTTTTACCATTCCGGATAAAAAACCGTTCTTCTCAAGCTCCTTGCTTGCTTTTTCAAATAAAATGAATCCATTCTGAGGATTTTCCTCTGTAGAATCATCTTCGTAGTCGTCCAGAAGATCACACACTTTATCGTATGCAATTCTCTTTTCTTCTTCGGTTTCATATCCGAATTCATCCTTGTGTTTTTTTTGCAATCCTACCAGAATCAGTTCTGGAAGCATTTTAATCATATCTTTCGGATTGTTGATTGCTCCCATAGAAGACACTTGTGTAAGAATGTCTGACTGAGTAAGTACGCCATATCCGAATTTTACTTTGTATGTTTTGCCATTCGCTGAGAAACTAAACATGAATTATCCTCCCTGTTTTACATCTTATTCAGCAGCCGCTGTCGGCTCAATTTTGGTATCCAGTCCCTTATATGTATTGATGATAAGAGAAATAGACATGGTTGCTGCTTCGTTCTGTGCAATTTCTGGCATTGGAATTTCGCGACCACATTCTGCAATAACAAAGAATGCGTCGGACATATCCGGGAACGACACCTGAAACCAGGTTGCCAGTCCTGTAGTTTTTGCAGCTTTAGAATCTTCGTACAGTTTTTTAATCTGTTTAACAGATTTATCTGGATCCATGATGAATTCAATTTCCCATGTACCACCAGTATCCTGTCTACCAGCTGCATACTGTGTCAGATAATCTTCCAGTGCAGAAACGTTAATCTGTTCTGAGAAATACCGCCGATGGAAGAGGCTTCTTCCAGCTGTGTGAATTTGGTAGGCTTTGTGCCTTTCACGGTTTCGACGGCATATGAAAATTTCACACCAAGTGTAGTTAATCGTGCCATTTTGGCTCCTTTCTGCCTTTCGGCTATAACTTATTGCAATAAAAAAGAGCCTTAACGGCTCTGGTTCTAGTACGTAACCCTGTACCGGGAGATAAAAGGATCACCTCCTTCTAGTCTTCTTTGCTTGCCTGCTTTACAATCTGATTTACATAATTACTAAGTCCTGCAACGAGGATTCCCTGTGTGATTGCGGTAAAAATTGCCATTGCGATTTCCTGCGCGCCAGATATAGCGCATGTAGCAATAACATAAATTCCACAAATCAGAATGCCTAAAGCACCAAGGATTGCCGGAATATATTTGTCCGGTATGGCTTCGGACTTTTTAATACCCATTCCGATAAAGTACAGTACAACCGCAACAATAAGAAGTTCCGGTTTCACGTAATTCATAATCTGCTCCATATTTTCTCACTCCTTTCCTAGAGTAATGTACCGGTATAAATCCGGCTATATCTGCTAACAACACGTTTTATGCTGTTATCAGCATTATTCTGTCTTACGGGCCCGTATATCCTACGGAACCCCATGTCAACCATGGCCTTGTGGCTGGCATCGTCAATTTCATATACTTTTGAAGAAGCTTTTGAACCAGCCGCATAGGATTCTGATTGGAAAGATGGCGTTGTCGCGCACTCATCCCCCTCAAGATTGCCACGTGATGTTGGATTTCCAAGCAAGAACAAACGTGCGTAAACCCTTTTGTTTGAAGCTACCGTCTGACTTTCGTCATTAGAAAAGTTCCCTTTTCCTACAACGGGTTCAATAGTTGTTTTCCATCGTTCAAATACGTCTGAAACTGGATTTTTCACTACATCTGGCATCTCTGTCACCACCTTGTTTTGAGCATAGAAAAAGCACCCGCCATTTCGGTAGATGCTTTTATATCTTACAGTATACATAAAACAGACGTTATATTCAGTAAGAAAAGGTGTTATGTTTTTATGCAGAAAACACTTCTTTTGCGATTCTACGGATATTCTGCATAATTTCTACGCTTGCTTTGTACACGGGCATTGTAGCCTCTGTACCGTAAGAACGCACCCATTCGCCAGAGTTTGCCACATATACCCACGATTCGTTTTTTCCTTTGCCTTGTCCGTAAGAACCGATTGTATAACCAAATTCTTCTCCTTTTGGATGCGGGCTTGTTCCAGCCGGAGTGTTGTAATGGATACCTGCACCGAATTCAATGAAATTCAGATCAGTTCCCTCACACACAAGAGTTGCCTGCGCATAATTTCCGAATCTGTTGATTTTGATGTAGGTATTGTGGCTTTTATCAGAATCTCCCTGTGCCAACATAATATTTTCGTCTATGACAGGAATTCCCAATTCGCAAAGCCTTTTAAGAAATACTTCATTTTTATCGCGAAGACTGTTTTGATATGCTTTCAATTCTTTGATTGCGTTTCCAATAGATTTTTGGCTCAGATTGCATTTGATTACTCGCTCGCTCATTCTTCTGCACCTATCTTTTTAATTCCATATCTAGCCAGATTTCCTCTTTGCGTATCAAGGATTTTCTTCAAACGGTAATCTGGCGGTGTTGTATGAATACCATCTTTCAGAACCAGATTTTCCAGTGTGTCAACCTGTGGCACGGTATCAATCCAAAATACATCTCCCTCTTGCGGATGGAAAGAACGGTTAAAGGAAGTAATGTATCTATCGTAATCTGGCACGATTCCTGCCGATATTTCCTCTGGCGTTCCTGCGGTAGATGATACAGAAAACTCAAAGCTTTTCGGTTGACTGTATGTCGGTACGGTATCTATTCCCTCAAGTGTTTCGGTTACTCTTGACCAGTACACTGTCTGTTTTTGGCGTTTTAATCCTCTCATGGTGATTTCTCCCTTCAAAAATCTTATATTGCATATTTCATATGAGACACTTTTACATCTTCATCAGATACTTTTGCGTATATTGTTGTTGTATTTATATTGACATGCCCCAAAATCTTTTGTACTTCGGTGATTGGCGTACCTCTCTGCAGAAGATGTGTAGCAAGAGTGTGTCGAAATAGATGTGGTGTCAATGGTCTGTCCAGTTCTGCCCGTTCACCGATTATTCGTACAATTCTTTCAATTGCTTCTTTTTTTAATACGTTGTGGGGTTTTCTTTCACTTACAAAAAGATATTCCGATTCATCATCTCTAATTGCGAAGTATTGTTTTAAAAGTAATTTGCATCGAGCGTTTAGGTACGTTGTTCTATGCTTATTACCTTTCCCCAAAACAACCACTTCGCCTTTATAAAAGTCTATATCTGCTTTCTTTACGCCACATACTTCTGTAACCCTAGCTCCGGTACTATACAGAAATTCAACCAGTGCTTTTTCACGTACGGTTTCGCAAGCTTGCCTGATTCTTTCCAACTCCATATCTGTCAGAGGTTGCTTTTCAATGCGTTCGTATTTGACATTTTTGATAACTCTACATGGGTTCTTACCTATATATCCTTCATTTGCAGCCCACTCGAAAAAAGCGTGTATGGCAGTTCTTCTACTATCAAGTGTTCGATTACTCAATCCCCTACTCTCCTGAGCATTATACAGATATACACGAATGTCATTTGCGGTAATATCTTCAGCTTTTTTGTTGACTGTGAAAAAGAAATCATCCAGATAAAGATTGTAGAGTTCGAGCGTCTTTTTACTCAAACCCTCGATTTTCCTACTTACAATGTAAGTTTTGTAGAAATCCGGCAAATATCCAGTATACTTTACAACTGCTGTTTCTCTTTGACTGATATCAAAATCATTTACATACAACGCCAGTTTGTTTCTGACTGTTTCAAGATATTCTTCCGGAATTTCTTCATACAGATTTGTCATGAACCCATTCACGAATTTATCTCTCATAAAAAATACCCTCCTTTTGGGTTCACAAAGGGAGAGTACCATGTTATAATAATACTGTACCCTTTGTGGTGTTGGAGTTAGGTTTTTTGATTGGTAGTCGGGAACCTAACTCCTTTTTTATTATGCTTTTTTGATTGTTATTTTCTCTTCATCATATTCGAGAATTACTTTTCTGTCTTCTTTGGTAACACCTATCATCCGAACTGCTTCTGACGGAAGTGATATTTTATAGTTGACAGATTCTTTTCCTGCGTTTCCACCAGCTTTGTTAATCATGATATTTCTTTCTACTTTTATCGAACTCACCTCCATATAATGAATTTATAATCATTATATATCATTGGTGTCCAATAGTCAATAATTAACTTTACACTGATTAACTAAAGCTATGACTAAATATCAGATAAAATTAGTCATAGAAAGTTATAGATTAGTCATAGAATTTAGTCATAAAGCCCTCTTTAGTTAATTAGTTAAAAATTGTGTATATGCAATAGCACCAGCAATCTGCTCTGCAATTTCATAAAATCCTGCGTTATTCGGATGTAGCCAGTCCGTAATTACTCTAACTGTTTCTTCACTCCCTTTGTAAATTGGGATCATTTTATAAGGAGAAAAGTGGATACTGTCAAACAAAAGTGCAATATCAATATATGTGCAAAATGATGAATATGAAGTATTTTTACATAAATCCTCATACCCTTTATTTAGGTTCATAACTAGCCTGTTAAAAGCAAGGGCGTTTATTGATGTTTGAATATTATTGGCATACTTCTGACCAACGCAAAAAATCTTGCAATTAGGATATTGAGAATGAATAATATCAACAAGCGACCTCATTCTATCAACTGTTGTTCCTGCGATTGTATCGTAATTTGAAATACCCACAATCAAGTCATTTACACCACATTCAATGACAGCGTAATCAATGGTTTCCGCATTCGCATATTGTTCCATATATTTTACTAATGACACATTCCCATCATAAAGAAATGGGTTATTCCATGCTACTTCTGGTCTGCCTTGTGAATTATCTGTTTTTATATAATCCATCAAAGTAATTCCACCAACACCGCAGTTTTTACAAGTGACATCGTCATTCGTATCTTCTTTGTGACCTACGAAATTAAGATTTGTAAGACCTAAATCGACTGTAAGATTTCTTTTAACTTCACATGGTAGAACTCCCATATCAGTAAAACTATCACCAATTAAAAGTACATTCTTTTTACTTGATGGATTTGTCAATTTAGATGAATCAGCAGTTCTCAACCATAAAGTTTTTGAAAAATATGCCTTTCCGGTCACTTTATCTTTGATATATACCGGAGTTCCCTCGCCACTATCAGCAATCGCAATACAATTATTTCCTTTGTTTGTATAAACGGAATAATTATTTTGCTCTGTGTATAGAGCATAACCTGATCGTCCAACGATTAAGTTCTCTATAGGAATCTTTCTATCTCTACCCTGCCTGCCTTTAATTCCATAAATAGTTGATGGACAAAAGAACTCTATATCTGATTGATAATCTGTTTTATTATATGCTGAATTTGCCTTTTCAAGAGCTTCTTCCGCATTGAAATTATCCTTGATGGTTTTCTGACCATACGGGATAAATTTAGATGGTATAGGGTTATTTACAGTAATCATATCAACAGTTAGCCATGTCCCTTCTGTTGAATGGTTTGTGTATGTATAACAGCAAAGTCTTACATAATAGGCATTTTCCGGAACAGTTGCTTCTAGTCCTCTTGTACTCTCATTGCTCATGTATCCGATTTGCGAGAGATATTTTTTGGAAGCATCATAAAAAGCAAATGTGTGTATATTAGAACCTTGGTATTGAAGCTTTGCCCTAATTATATTTCCTGGTGCGCATGGGATATATCCGCTTATAATAAAGTTATTGGCATCCATGATATAGCTAGTTGTAAGACTTGCAAATCTTTTATTTAACTGCAAATCAGAATCTTCTGTATTTAACATGTTTACTGATATATCAAAAGTTGCATCTTTTAAATCACCTATATCTTCCTTTAGCGAACCAGTTTCCGCTTTCAGTGAAGCAATGTCTGTCTTGTTCTGCTCGATCTGCTGTGCCTGCTCTTCTGTGGCTCCGGGCTTGACTGGATTCTTTTCAAAATATTCCGTAACTAATCTTTGTATTACCGTCTCTGCTTCTTCTTTTGTGAGATACAGTGACATATCAATTGGAGCGCCCATAGTGTCCCAAACTACGCCGTTCCATGCCACATTCATTCCTGCTTCGCCGTAGACCGACTTAGACTCGATATTGTACATATCGCCAATGTCCGGGTTTAATGGAAGCAAATCAGCAATCGCAACTGTACCTCTGTATCTTACAGGGCTATTTAATTTTGCTTCCATATTTGAAATCTGGCGTTTTAATATTGCATATACTTTCTTTGCTGTTAATGCCATATGCGCTTCTCCTTTACAGTTTGTACCATGTATCGGTAGGTTTGTGATATTCGTATAATTCAGAAGTATCAAGGCACAACGCCGAAGAACCACTCTGTACGTAATGTGGAAGTTTCGCCACGTCCTTTGACAGCCCTTCATAATCACGAACCATACCTCTTGCATCCGTACACACCCAACTGCCTAAATCCGGCAACTCGTCGCCAGGATTATACTTGATGCCGTCGAAAATAACTGTGTTTTCTGCTTTTGCCATCTATGCAATCATCCTTTCTGCCCCAACAGGAGCCACATAAGTAAATCGGTTTCCTAAAATATCTCTGGCTGTACCAATGACAAATTGTCCGTAGTCTGCCAGAATATTGCACACAAATTCCTCTGCATCCATCCAGTATTGCTTCTTGACCATGTGGTGAAGTTCAGGCAATAGACCGTAGCTGAACATCACACAATGACCTAATTCATGAATAAACACCCGGTTCAAAAGTTCCCCATGCAGATTATTTGCAATCGAAATTGTCATTGTAGAATAATCTGATACCGCAAGTGTCCTCTGCCCTGTACGGTCAATTAAAACATTATCATAAGGTGACACAAAGTGAACTCTCCATAAGTCCCCGTTCATGTAAAATTGTCTTAGCATGGTTTGTCACTGTCCTTTTTCCAAATAAAAAGTCCCTGTCACATTTCTGCAACAAGGACTAAATTTAATTCTTATTTGTTAATTCATCTGCTGTATCAGACGAGTCAAATCGGTTTTCATCGACTGCCTGAGTGTTGCGTCTGCATCTGACCACATCTCTGTAAGATTACGGATAATGTCAGATGTATACTCTTTCATGGAATCATCCATTTTTCTCTTAGATTCTGTATCATTGGAATCATGGTAATGCCTGCGATTCTCGCTGTATCTGTCATAGCTTTCGCCATATCTGGACTGCTTATGGTTCATTCCATCCATTCTCATATCACTACGATCTGGATGATAACCCATGCGGTACATATTACGTTCAAACTCTGGATTGTTCAGATACTCGTCCATCCAGTCATCATCTTCCATGTACAGATATGGTTTATATCCCATACGACTTCCTTTGCCTTTTGGGGCAAATCTGCCATTGGAATAACGATACCTGTCATATCCCATGCGTCCAAGATACTTTTCTTCCTGTTCGCATTCGTCCATAGCTTCTACGATTCTGTAGTCTTTATCTGCACAAATCGCATACTTTACGGATTCCATGCAGTCTTTCAAATCGTCCCAGTCTTGCGGACTAAGCTTGTCGAAGCCACATGCCTTGGCTTTTTCCATAGCCCATTTTCCCATTTCCATTGCAGCTTTATGCATTACAGTTCCCCCTTTCTAACAGCCTGCGTAACAGGTGTATCTGCTGTTGGGGCTGTACCATTAATTGCTGTCAAATTGTTACTTGGACTACAAGCCGGATTTCCTAACATCTTGAATGCTCCACCAGTTGCACTTGTAGCGACTCTGGTTGCGTATTTCGTTCTGGTTCTTATGCCAGACGCTGTAACCTGAGCACAACAACGGTTCTGCAATGGATACAGGGTTGTTTCCGTTCCTATCTGAATTACTACCGGAGCAGAAATTGTGGTTGCTTCCGGTATGCTTTGCGCAACAACAATACAATATTTCTCTCCGTTGTTGTAATTGCCTGCCGGAAGTGTGATTACAAGATTACCCCCTGTAAACGCAACAGCTTGACTGATCACAAGATGACTACAGAGCTTACAAACATTTTTACAACTCATATTTCTACCTCTCAATCAAAATAAGAGGTGAGCCGCAACCCACCTCTTAGAATTAGTCAACCTCTAAGGGTGAGTTACTTAGCAGCAACTGTTTCCATATCCGTTGCATCCTGCGTATGCATACGGAGCCGGTACCTGAAATGCAGGAATTGGAGCTGGATTAATTGCATTGATTAATCGCTGTGCCTGTGCATTCATTTCAGTTGTAATCAGCGCGGACTGGCGATCCTGAGATGCAGCACGCTTCAGATCAGAGTTCTCTGCCTGTAATGTTGCAATCTTGTCCTGAGTCAGGAAGTCAAGAATGGCACGAGTATTGCTGTTCTGATTGTCCAGAATATCTCTGGTATTGTTGTTCATTGTGTTTTGAAGAGCACAAGTGTTGGTTGCCAGGTTGTAGTTGATGCCCTGTATAGCTTCCCTTGTTTCACAGCAACAATTTGCTAATTGAGACTGTAATGCATTTGTGTTCTGCATATTAGCCACTGTATCAGCATTAATTGCTTGCTGAACTCCATTGAAGCCTTGGAGCATTCCAACGTTCACTCCATTAAATCCACTCTGCATGGTATTGTTGAGAGCATACGTGCTGTCACAGATGCCCT